AAATTTCTTTTTGCCACAGTTCGACAAGTTCTTTAAGTCCTTTACCGTCAGTATCGAACTCAAAGCTAGAACGAAAGTCTGCAAAGTCGCTTTTTGCTTTTACAATGTTATCTTGAAAAAGAGCCAAGTATAAACCATATTGAACGAACTCCATTACGTCAGTAATTTCTCCGTCTTCTTTTTTAAGTTCTGTATCCATTGCCTTTTGTTGTTGAAAAAGGTCTTTACCTGTAATCATTTTAAATTTACGTGCTGTACTCAATTGTTTCGCCATTTTTTGTATATATTCCTTTACTTATTTAATTTTTAGTCTTATGAATGGTCAGTTACTGAAACCCCTGCGGTAACATCTTCATAACCGTCAGCGGAGAACGTTACGAGATGGACACCCGGTGCAAGTTGTCCATTTGTTTCCACTTTTCCATGTGCGTCTCTAATAACTGACGTTACTTTTACAGTTCCACCCTTAGAATCTTTCAAAGTGGCAGGTACTACGATTGTTCCGTCATTATGACCCTTTGTAGCAGTAGTTACATTAGGAATAACAGGAGCTACAAGTGTAACAGCACCAGCAAGTTCCGTATCAGGTTGCATGATGAATAGTCCGCCTTCCATTTTCTTGGCAAAGTCTTTAGCTTGTTCTCCCCAAATTTCATATTCAATAGCAGGAACTTTTTTATTTCCATTCAAATAAATATCTGAATCAGTCGCTTGTACTGCCAAAGTCCATTGAATAGGATCTACGCCGTCTACTGAATCTGTTTCTGATTCTTTTTTAGCTTCTGCTGTTGGTCTCAAATTTGGATAAACGACTACACGGTAACCGTCAATAAACTCTCCTGTAACTTTATCACGTTTGCGCCCTTTAATAAGATACTGAACGCATTTCGTTTTCCAATTACCAGTAGGAGACCAACCCAAGCCATTTGCTGTTCTTTGTTGACCTAAAATGTCTTCTTTAAGCGCTTGGTCTGTTTGAATGAATACCATTTCGCCTTGAAGCAAGGTAGCACCTTTTTTAACTCCATGGTCTGGTACGTCATCAGCTGGATAGCTATTAGTTTCCGCTTGGTCTTCCATTTCGCCAACTGATACTAAACCAGTTACGATTTTATGGTTAGTGAACTCTGGTTTCCCGTTACTTCCCTTGGCCATATCAGCTACGATTAGAGCTTCATTACCAAAGAAAATCTCACGTGAGTTATAATCTAATTTCATTTTTTATTTTCCTTTTTATATTTTTATGCAGTTCGTTTCCAATAATATATTGTCGTTGAACCAATTACTGCTGAGCCGATATTTTCCCATTTGCCTGTGGAATATCCTGATGATGAACTTGAAGTATTTATGACTACTGAGCCAACTGGGTGTGCTTGAGCGCAATCTATACCTATAACCGCAGGCTTGAGTGAGCCTGTAGCCCTATCAATTGATACCAACCCCATTGGTAGCCATTTGTAATCAGAACTTTTCTTATTTGGTTTAATGCTATTACTAAACCCTACATACTTTGGATAATCAGCAGTTGTAACTTCACTAGCTGAGGGCATCCAAAGAGTAGCAATTGGTCCTTCTTCCCACTTATGACCAGCCGTCCATAAAATTGAATCTGTTCCAGAACCTGATATTTCGTATCTGGCAGACATAGTGTCTTTGGCTTTCAAAGTTACAGTGAAGCTGTCTCTTAACCAATCAAAATTGTTTCCAAAAAGCTTATAAAGCCTGTCATCCCAATAATCTATCCCATTTTTCTGAATGACTCTATTTACATTTGCATTACTTCCTGAACTTTTAATATAAGCTGAGAAAGTATAAGTACCGTCTTTGGGTGCAGTAAATGTTTTATGAATACCACCCCATTTTTTAGTTGTTTTCTTAACAGTTAGACCTTTATAAGTCCCGTCGTTTGTCCAAGTGTCTGCCCAATCCCAAAGACCGCTAAAGTCTTTAGTTCCGTCTACCAAGTTCAAGTTAGGATAAACAGTGGTGAAATCGTCCGTACCGTCTGCGCTGTTGGCATAGGCTATTGTATTTACAACTCCGTCAGCTGTTGAAGTACCTCCATTTGCGATTGGAAGCACACCTGAAACTCCAATATTAGTTGCATCGGCAGTCCCGTCAAACTCTTGAAATGATGAAGATTGAAGATTTACCCCAAGTTTCCTGGCTGTTGCCAATTTGCTTGCACTGACCGCATTGCCATTAAGTGGTAAACTGTTCGCTTGTGCTTCGGTAGCCTTTGCCATTGCATTTTTGGCTTCACTTTCAGCTTTATTTGCTGTTTCTTGAGCAGTTGCGACATTTTTATTTGTGATTGATAAATCTGTTTGTTCAGCTTTTTCTGAAATTGCAATACCTTGCCTGCTGACATCGGCTTGTAAGTTGTTCAAGTCTGTTTTATTAGCCTTTGCTGAAATGGTTGCCGAATGGTCATTAACAGTATGCTGTAAACTTTCTAAATCTGTTTGATTAGCCTTAGGGGAATGATCTCCATTACTCATCAGAGAAATGTTACTCGTTAAAACCTTTACTGAATTTATTAGTTCAACTACTTCGGATTCACTGGCGTTACTTGCAATTGCGTCTAATAGCGACTTTATAGTAACTAAATTTTCAGGACTAATACCAAATGCCTCTACTTCATTTTTTAGGTCTGTCATTGCACTTTGTAAGCTCGTCACATCAGCTAAATTTGCTTTAAGCTCAATATTGCTCTTGTTTGATTCAGTTTGAGCATGTAAGTCATTCAACTCACTACGCATTACTTGTGGCATATTTTCCAACAATAATTTTGTAAAATCATCAATCTTGTTATTTACTTCTTGAGCTAAATCAGAAACTGTCGAATTATCTGATATAAACGTAAGGCTCTTACTGACGATAACCTGCTCTAAACTTTCGTTAAGAAGTATTAAATTTGCCTCGATAACTCCAGTTGTTGTCATTTCAGTAGGAATTACCAAAATAAACTCTCCTTTAGCTAAGTCCTTAGGAGGAATCATAACAAAACCAGAATTACTACTATTAGTGTATTGATATGTAAGTTTTAACGAATGACCAGTTAAGTCAATTTCAACTCCATTATCAACTATTTTAATTAACAAAGTCCTTGCATTGACATCGCCTTGCATTGTTTGTATTGGTTGAGGGAAATCTTTATTAACCGTATCCCATATAATCGTTCTATTTCTAAAATTATCTAAACTCATTAAAAAATACCATTATTGTTAATTTCAATCAAATGTAATTAAGCTACTTTCTACTTTTATAATTTCATTGAATTAGCATAATTAGCGCCTTTTTTCAATGTTGTTTTGACGTCTTGCATACCCTTTTTTTCAACTAAGAAATACATGCCATGATAACCGCTGGTGTAACTAGCCCTAGTACCTGCATTAACTACTACTTTATCGCCTTTTTTAACTTGCTTTAAGTTACTTGACAATTGGCCTGTATTTTGATATCTAGCATAAGTATAGGTATGACCGTGGCTTCTGATTATTCTAGTCCTTCGACTTGCGCTATTAGCCTTCGCTTTAAACTCTGCTTCAAACCAATCTCCCATGCGTTCTGTTACTTTAGCTTGCATTTCTTTAGCTATGCTTGATGTATTAAGTAAATTCATTGCCATGCTTGACCACCTGCACCACAAGGCAAATAAACAGTACCAGTATAATTGTACAAATGGCTATTCTCTGACCAGTTCGTCATATGCCAACCGTTTCGCAAAACA